TAATTTTTGTATTGTATTTATATTTTTACAGATTATCATATTATGATAAGTATAATGATTCGTATTTTGGAATAACAAATGGAGATATTCAAAATAATAGAATCAAAACTAAATTATCCAAATTATTTGCATATTTTAGTTATATATATAAAAATAAAAAAATTATAAATAAAATTGAACCAATTAAAAAACTTAATTTTAAAGCAAATGGAAATTCACTTTTATCAGAAAATAATTATAGTTATTACAATAATCTTGTACCATATAAAAAATTCAATCGATCTATGGATGAGGGTATGTATACTTATTCATTTTCGTTATATCCTACATTACAACAACCATCGGGTCAATTAAATTTTAATGTTTTAAAAGAACCAACATTAGAACTAACTATGAATCCAAAAATTACTGAAGAAAATGTAATGTTTTACAGTATTATTAAAGAATATCAAATATTAAGAATTATTGGTGGTATATCAAGTTTAAGTTGGACCTAATTAAAGAAAACTAAAGAACCTAATCCATCAATAATTCTAAATACGTTTAAATGAATTGCATATGCTTTGATAAGTAATGGTTGTTGATAATTAACTAATTTATTAATAGTTAGTTGTAAATATGCATCATCTATTCTATTGAAATTTAATGATCCAGATGGTTGATATTCAAATGGATATAATGAAAAAGAATATAACATTACACCATCTTGTATTGACGAAAACTTATTTTTATAAATTTGTAAATGTTTATAAAATTTGTGGTCTTTCTCTCCTTCTCTATTTATTGAATTTACTATTAAATTAGTACTATTAATTAATACACTAGATGTTGAATCTACTGGATAGCTAGTATAATTAAAAATATCATTTGATTCATAATTTGATAACAATTGACCTCTCCAAAATATAATTTTTGTTGGATTATTCATTAAATCTATTTTATAAGAAACGTTTGTGCTATATGCTTTTTTTTCAGGTATTATATCTACTAATGGAATTAAATATTCTAAATCTTTATGCATAAACTCCCATCTTTCTTTATTATCTAAATAGACATAATTAGCCAATAAGAAAGAATGTTCTAAAGAAGGAAAATTATAAGGAAAATAAGATTCATCTTTTATTAAATTAGAATTCGATGGTAATGTAACTTCAAATAAAGTATCTCTACCTATTATATTATATCTTGATGATTCTATATTAGGAATTAAAAAGTCATTAGATATTTTATCATAGTATAATCTTCTTTGTGCAACATCAAAATATATAAATCTACCTATTGCGACATTTCCATCAATATTTTGTTCAATAATCTCATTATCTTTAAATAAGCAAAAATAATTGTTTATATTAATATAATGCGTAGGTGACTCTAAATAACATCTACTAAAACTATTAAATTCAACATGTATTTTAACATCATTATGAGTTAACGCAATTAGAGGTAAAGATAGTCCTGTATCTTGACAAAACCAGAAATTTAAAGGAATTTGTAAAATATAAGAATCTTTACCATTTGTATAATTTTTTAATTCGTCGACATCTCCAATTATTTTATTATATCCTTTTTGTTGTCCAATATTATTATTAAGTTCATAATATATATTCATATATTCACCATTTATTCTATCAATTAGTATACCACCTATTTCTAAATCTATATTTTTTATAATACCAAGACCAATTTTATCAATCCATCTAAATTTTTTAGTTCCATCTGGTAAATAAGAATGTTTGCTACTAGGTATACTTGGTAACTTTATAGCTAAATAAATCTTACTAAGAAGATCTGCATTTTTAGATATATTTATTGTGATTTTTCTAGAAAAATCAGGTTCTGTTTTAAAATATTGTGGGATTGTTTCAATACTAAAATTGGTATATTGTTTATAAACTAATTTAAAATATGTAATTTCAGCTTGACCACTTAAGTAAAGATTTTCTTTACCAACAGAAACAAGTAGTAATAATCCTAAGCCCATTATAATAATAGTTAGAACAAATATTTAAAACAATGTTTAATTTTGTTTTAAATGTTTATATTTTTAAATATTTAAATATTTAATTTACAATTCACCGTATTTGTTATCTACAGTGGTTGATTTACCATTAACTTCTTTACCAGTAGCATCTCCTAAAGCTTTTAAAATAGAAAGGATTTGGTCTTGTTGACCATTAACTCTTTCAAAATAGTTATTTCTTTTATCAACGAATTTTTTAAGATGTGGCATAGTTAAAATACCAGTATTATCGTGTTGACCATATACTTCAACTAATTGTCTGTATTTGTCTGTGTAGATAGCAGCAGTAAGTAATTTATCTTCTGTTTTTTCTAAGCTATCTAATAAATTAGTTATTTGATCTTTGTCACCACTATCTAAATCTTTATTATTAGATTTTAAGCTGTTAAGAAATGAGGTTAAAGAACGTTTAAGCATTTCTGATAGTCTGGTAGGATAAGTGTCTTTATTTTGAAGGTGTTGGTAATATTGATCACCACCACCTTGGTAAATCAAACCATATTTAAATGGTAATCCCCATAATACATTAATTCTATTTCTAGCAGAAAGGGCTATATTTTCAATAGAATAGACCGAACTTTGCATTATTGGATTTGAACCAGTACTTACCGCTTTAGGCCTGACACCATATTTGCTTAATTGAGTATTATCAAAATCCGAAGCCCCATAAACTCTGTCACGTCTATCAGTAGTCCAGTTTTCATTCAATACTGCTGGATTAGCATTAATTTTTTTAATAAGGAGTTTTAAGTAGTTAACTAGATGTTCATTTCTTGCAATTTGATTAATTTCATCAGAAGTTAATTTAGTCTTATAGTTAGTTCCAAGATAAGTAATCCATTCTTCAAACTCCATTACTCTTTTAATTGATACACCATTAATAGTTGATGAAACAGATTTAAATCCAAAACTCTTTAACATTTGGTTTGCAATTTCTGGCACCATATCATCTACTTGTGTTTTTGCTTGTTCATACCAACCAGGTGTTAGCATGTATCTTTTACATTGTTCAATATCGTTTCCAGCCAAACAATCTTTGATAAGAGTTGTACAATTAAAGGTACCATTTACATCTTTAAATCCAAGATTGAAACAATTATTTCCTTGAGGTATATTATCATCTTTAATATTTTTTACTTTTTCCTCGTTGCCCTTAACCATTCTGTATAATGTGTTAGGTTCTGAAGGTTTTCTAAAATATAATTGTTCATCTGTTGAACTGACAGGATTTGCGATATCATCCCAAAATGAACTATCGTAAGTCGAAGTTGTTGATTTGGCATCTTTGAGGAGTAAGCTTAACAAATATTTGTTCATTCTAAAAGGGAAATCTAATAGTTTATCATTACCGCCATTTGGGTCGACATTCTTAATTATATACCAATTGTTTTTTGGCATAATATCGGCAGCATCAAGTACTTGGTCTATGTTAGGACCCCCGGGAAGACCATTTATGGGTCCAGAGGTACCATTTTTATTTTCCCAAGCGTTGTTTACTGTAATATTTGAACTAGGTGCGAAAACATTCTGGAGGTCTAACTCCGTTAAAATAGTGTTCGCTTGAACCATAGCTTCATTATTGACGAATTGCATAGGGATCAAGGTCAAACCATCAATATTCTGGCTTAATTGGGCAATAGTAAATGTCTTAGCATCAACGGCTTGGGCAACGGCTTGGGCAACGGGTTGGGCTCCAAACTGGAAGACAGGGGCAGGGGCAGGGACAAGGGCAGGGTTATCAAATTTTATATCATAAACATATGTTGCTAATTTGAATGCCCAAGGGTGAGTTGTAATAATATCTTTCAACCCCTCCAGAAGTTCTTTTGTGCCTTGTTCGGTGGTTGGTTGATTTTCCAATATTCCTTCAATCATGCTTCTTATAAACTGAATATATACAGGAGAAGCTGTCCCTGGAGATCCGCCTATGTAAGTGGAACTATTGTTATCGAAGTTCATACTTTCTTTATAATAGTGAGAATCAGCTAATGGATGATAGTGATTTTTACTATATCTAATATTATCTTTATTACTATCGTCATAATTTTTTTCGAATTCATGTAAAAATAATCCTAAAAATTTAGTTTCAGCATCGTTACTTGTTTTTCCTTTATAAAATAAAGGT